GTGCCCCTAACGGTGTTACACCTGGCTTCACAGATATATTCACTAATGGTTCTGTCTCTACAGCCCAAAGAGTGGATAATATGTGGAGATTCAAAATTCTTTACGAAAGTACATACGGTGCTAGTTATGTTTCTTATGATAGCAATGCGGAAAACTGGACTAAAACATGGCATAAAAAACTATCTTTGGGAAACAAATCAGTTCAGTATATTAGTACTGGTGCTACTATAGCTGATATTGTCAAAGGCGCTTTATATTTAGTTATAGTTGGTAGTACCGCAAACGCAACAATTGGTTATAATTTAGCTTGTAGATTTAGAGATAAATAAATAAAGTTCGTGACCCCTGCGGGGGCTTTAAGCATTGTTGTACCGGCCCTGCGGGGCTTGATGGGATAACCGTCTGAGAGTGGAGGCGTGCGCACCTTGGCTTTCCCCTAAGGGGCCCCTAGCCGCGGGCTAAGTTAAGTCTTTTTAAATTTTTTTAGATAATTATATTTTGTCCTTCAATTTTCTCAATAACTACAAATCTTCTCCTAAGTGCATCTCTGGTTTCTTCATCTTGCCAAATCCCTTCAATCGTATATTGCGATGTAACAAAAAACTTTTTTGGTCTAATTTTGAGCGACCCTCCCTTGTTCTCTCCAATGAAGGGATAGCAGTCTGCCCAATGTTTAAGTTTTCCTCCGAGTCCGACATCGAATTTGTCGACATCATCGAGAAGAACGACGTCTTCTCGTTGATATCCGTCCCACCACTGGTTTCGTGGTTTGGGGTAGAGTCCTGGATAGGCATCCAGAACGGATCGGGTTTTCCCACATCCTGACAACCCGAATATCCACACTCCACAAGGTGCTGGTAGGCGTTCCACTGCGGGCATGTAATCCTTCTCGATGCGTCTAATTGACGAATAAAGTCGGAGTCTGATGTCAGCATCGATGCCCTCAATATTTCCAGCCTTGGCAAGAGTCCAAGCACTCTGGTAACGAGCACGTTCCATTGCTCCCTTAGCAGCAGCGGTGATAGGAATAGCTCCACGTTCATAGACGACAGCGTTGGGGACTGGATCCACGGGGCGAGTCTTCCTACAGTAGAGCTCATTTTGAAGGGGCGTACCGCGGGCAATGAGCAGGTTGCTACCAGGGAGGTCGCGACGAACTGTAGCGAGACGTACGGCATTGGCATAATACACATACCCTTGAAGATGTGGGGTTCCTGTAGTGGGAGCCAGTTCTTCACCAGCGATGATGAATCGTACGTCCAAGGAATCGAGCCTAAGTCGATAGTCACGAGGATAGTTGTTCCATGTAAAACACCATGCGCGGGACCTGACAGCAGGGGAGGGTTCGACACCGGGGGGTGGTCCGACCACTTGAACGGGAGCTGGTTGGGGTTCATCTTGATTTGGCATGACACTAGCGGGGGATTGGTGTTGTTTATATAGAAATTGAGGAGGCGGAGGCTGGCTGCGCCAGGTATCCGAGTTTTTTCACGGGTCCAAGGGTTTGCGGGGGTGGCGCGGTTGGTTGAATCTCCGCCCAAGTTGCACAGTACTGCGGAGATATCGGCGAAACTTTGGCTGCTGCCGCCAAAGTTCGTGTAACGTTGACACGTTGGCTTGACACACTACGTCTTGGGTAATAATATGCTTCGCTCCCAAGACGTAATAAGTTGTTTGTTTCCACAACTTTCAGGACAACATATTGTCTATTGTTTTTAAGCATTAAAAATAAAATGGTCAAACGAAAGTCAAACTTTAAAATTGTCATTCCTCGCAAAAAAACGATGACGGCTCAACGTTTTGTTCCGACAAACGTTACTCGTTATTTGAAGTCGGAGCTTAAAGTAACTCAAGTAACTGGTTCTGCAGCGTTCCCTACAGCTGGTGGTGTTATTCTAATAAACGGTATTTCAACCGGAACATCGATAAATCAAAGAGATGCTTTGCAAATAAGATTGGATAATCTGGACCTTTACCTATCTCATCAAACTACGTCAGATTACTTGAAAGGAGATTTCCGAGTGTTTGTTGTCTACGACGGTGCCCCTAACGGTGTTACACCTGGCTTCACAGATATATTCACTAATGGTTCTGTCTCTACAGCCCAAAGAGTGGATAATATGTGGAGATTCAAAATTCTTTACGAAAGTACATACGGTGC